GGTTAAATCTCTAGGGGTTTCAACTCTAGACCGACTGTCTTCCCTCACGATATGCCGCCGCGAAATTGGAAAACAAAAAGATGCTGGAAGAATGATGAACAGCGGTGAAACGGTTGCTCCCGGTGGGGTGTTGGGAGGTGGCGGATGAAGGGAAGAAAGCCGAAGGATGTCGCCATGAAATTATTGACCGGGAATCCCGGCAAGCGCTCAGCGCAGGCGCTCGACTCGGATGCGCCGTTTGTCTGCGCGAAGCTCAAGAAACCGAAGGGCCTCGATGAGTACGCCACGAAGGAATGGAACCGGCTCGTCTCGACGCTCGCGCCGATTCTCTCGCCGGCGTCGGCTGGCATGGTGCTGATAGCGGCCGAGACGTTTAGCCAGATCCAGCGAGCAAAGGCGGCGATCAATGCGAACGGGAGCGAATTTTATGAAACGACGGGGAAGTCAGGCCGCATGATTCGGGAGCATCCAGCGGTTGGGATTCTCGGTCGCTCTATGCGGGCCTATCACCAGGCGCTCGCTGAGCTGGGCGCGTCGCCGGTAGCGCATACGCGGGTGAAGAAACTGCCCGGAGAGTCGCAGCCTGAGCTGCCTGGGATTGCTCGGATGTTGGGCTAGGGAGGTGATGGGATGGGCTGGTCGATTGGCTTTGACCACACATGGAAACGAGACATCGGCTACGGCGTGCCGGTGCGGCCCGTGAACCGCATCGAATTTAAGCATGTGCAGCCATCCCTCAGCGCGGCGCAGTTGGATTGGTACAACCGGGGGATCGTCCTGCTGATGTCGACCATGCGCGGGCGGGCCGATCATGGCCAGGCCGAGCGGACGGTCTACGATGAGTGGAGGATGGAGGGGGAGTTGCTGGAGGTGCCAAGCGTGACGCAGAGGGGAAATTCATGAACTCACTTCGTCCTAATTTCGAGGATCGTGACGCCCTTCGTATTCTTTTCCAGCGCGAGGACTTGAGCGATTTTAACGCGGAGTTTTTGGAGTCGCTGAGAAATTGGCGAGGGGCGTGGACAGAGAAACAACTGAAGCACTTCGATCGGCTGTGCTTAGATTATTTTGGAGCATGTTGATGAGCACCACCTCGATCGAATGGACGGACGTGAGTTGGAACCCGGTGCGGGGCTGCTCGCTGGTGTCGGCGGGGTGCGCGAACTGCTACGCGATGAAGCAGGCCCATCGGTTCAGCGGGACAGGACGGGCATACGAAGGATTGACGGAGCTGGGCCCGCATGGGCCACGGTGGACCTGAAAGATTCAGCTGGTCGAGGACGTGCTCGATGCGCCTCTTCATTGGAAGAAGCCGCGTCGGATCTTCGTGAACTCGATGAGTGATTTGTTTCACGAGGATGTGCCGGATGATTTCATTGACCGGGTCTTCGCAGTGATAGCATTGACTCGACAGCATCAGTTCCAGGTATTAACCAAACGGCCTGAACGGATGAAGGAGTATCTGAATGCAAAAAGAAGAAGCGATATTGTTGCTCTTGAAGTCCGGATAATTAGAGATCGACGAAGAAGGCCGAATCTGGCGGATAGCGAAACGAAAGGGCGGATTGCGCGGATCGAACGGGGAGTATCTGAAGGGCTTCAAGATATATCCGTGCGAGAGGGTACGAGCCGAGTACCCGGAGAGGCAAGGCTACCTCTTGGTGGCAGTGCTGATCGAAGGGAAGAGGATTGCAACGGGCGCGCATCGCATAGTGTGGACTCACTTCAACGGTCCCATTCCGGATGGGATGACGATCAATCACAAGAACGGAATCAAGCCCGACAATCGACCATTGAATCTGGAGTTGGCGACGTACTCAGAGAACAGGCGGCACGCGCTGGATGTTCTAAACGTCAACAGAAACAGACCGAAGGGCTCCTTGCATCCAAAGACGAAGATAATAGAAGCGGATGTTATAGAAATTCGTCGGCTGAGAGCGAGCGGGGAAAAGATTTCAGTGATTGCCGCTCGGTACGAGATGAAGAAAAGGGCGATCTCGGCAATCTGCACTCGCAGGACTTGGAGGCATATATAGACTGGCCGCTCCCTCACGTCCATCTCGGCGTCTCGATCGAAGATCAATCGACAGCGGACGAGCGTATCCCGATCCTGCTGCAAACGCCGGCGGCGGTGAAATTTGTATCGATCGAGCCAATTCTTGGGATCGTTGACATAAGGAGGTATCTAGGTGAAGCCGGAAGAACAGGCCTTTCTTGCGCAGGTGGCACTCGGATGGTTTCTGGTCAAGGGCGACGGCACGATTTGGCGAATGATCAAATTTACAGGAGGAGGGACACCGAGTCTGAAGCGGATCAATTCAACGAGAGCAGAACGCAGCAAGTCCAAGCAGGACGGTTACCCACGAGTACTATTTTGGCACCAGGGGAAGAGACTCAAAGTGCATGCGCACCGCATTGTGTGGATGGTGGCAAACAAGGCCGACATCCCCGATTCGATGGAGATCAATCACAAGCACGAAGATGGGGACAAAAGCCGCAACCATCCGGGCAATCTGGAGCTAGTGACGAGATCGGAGAACGTAAAACATGCGATTCATGTGTTGGGGAAGAAACGAAAGGCGAGGCCAGGGACAGAGAATCCAGCGGCACGGTTGAACGAGGGGCAAGTTGCAGAGATACGCGCACTCTGGAAGGCGAGAGCTATGAGCCAACGTCAAATAGGCGAGCGGTTCGGGATCAAGCAACAAACGGTGCAGAATATTGTCAACGGAAAGACCTGGAAGCACGTAGTCCTCGCCTCGACTGGATAATTGTCGGTGGCGAGAGCGGACCGGGAGCGCGGCCCTGTGACATTGGGCACATCCGTTCCATCGTCCAGCAATGCCAGGCGGCGGGGGTGCCGTGTTTCGTGAAGCAGCTGGGGCGTAAGCCGTTCGTGATCGAGGGGAGTCGAGATGCACAGGAGTGGTCGGCGTTAGGTGCCTCGGCCGTCATGGACGATTGCGGAGGCATTCACGCGAAAGACAGGCATGGCCGTGATATGGCCGAGTGGCCGATCGGTCTGCGCGTTCGGGAGTGGCCGCGATGAGCGCAGACGTGTGTAGAGAGGAATTAGACCGAGCGTGAAGACTGTGACGACCGAGCCATCGACCCCCCGCCGGCGCCGGAAGAGTGTGCCTCCGCCGCCTCCGCCGTTGTCGCCGATTGCGCAGACGGTGCAGGGCTATATCGATGGCGTGCTCAGCGGAACGGTGATCGCGGGCGAGCTGATTCGGCTGGCCGTGCAGCGGCATGTCGACGATCTCCGCGAAGGGCCGAGCCGAGGGTTGCGGTTCGATCCGGCTTTGGCCGAGCAGGCCGTCGAGTTCTTTTTCTACCTCAAGCACAGCAAGGGCGAGTGGGCTGGCCAGGAATTTCGGCTGGAGCCCTGGCAAATGTTCACGATCTGGGTCTCGTTCGGCTGGCTCAACGTCTCCGGGTACCGGCGATTCCGCACGGTCTATGAAGAGGTGCCTCGGAAGAACGGGAAGTCAACGAAGGCGGCCGGCGTGGGGCTGAAACTCGCCTTTGCTGACGGGGAAGACGGCGCCGAAGTCTATAGCGCCGCCACTAAGCACGACCAGGCCCTGATCGTCTGGAGCGAGGCGATGCGCATGGTCCGAGCGACGCCCGACCTTTCGTCGAGGATCCAGATCTTCAGAAACAATCTGAGCCGGCTGGAGAAGTATCAGAAGTATGAACCGCTCGGCGCTGACGAGGATACGCTCGACGGCTTGAACGTCCATGGGGCGATTGTCGACGAGCTGCACGCACACAAGACCCGCGGCGTCTTCGATCTGATGGAGACGGGGACCAGTGCCCGCCGGCAGCCGATGCTCTTTGCCATCACCACGGCTGGGAGCGATCAGTCGGAGACCAGCGTCTGCTGGGAGCAGCATGTCTATGCCGAGCAGGTCCTGCGAAAGATCATCTCGGATGACAGCTACTTTGCGTTCATTGCCTCGATGGATGAGGGAGACGACTGGCAAGACGAGCGGAGCTGGTACAAGGCGAACCCGAACCTGGGCGTGAGTAAGAAGCTCGACTACATGCGGGATCAGGCCCGGAAGGCCAAGAACATGCCGGCGAAGCTCAATAGCTTTCTCAGGCTCGATCTGAACAAGTGGACGCAGCAAGTCAGCCGGTGGATCGACATGCTGCTCTGGGACGCCAACGCGGGGCCGCCGATCGACGAAGAGACGCTGCGCGGACGGAAGTGCTATGGCGGGCTCGACTTGTCTAGCGTCTCCGACCTCACGGCCTGGGTGCTGGTGTTTCCTGATCCGGTTGTGCAAGACCGCCTGACGATCCTCCCGCGCCTCTGGTGCCCGGAGGCGCGGCTGAATAAAGAGGCCGACGAGGATGCCCCGGACCGCCGGCGCAATCCGTATGCGGATCAATACCAGGCCTGGCATCGCGACGGCTGGCTCCTCACCACGCCGGGCAACGCGATCGACTACGACGCAATCAAAGCGCAGATCCTGGCCGATGCGCAGATGTTTCAGTTGGAAGAGGTCGCCGTCGACCGCCTGTTCCAGGGCTATCAGCTCTCGATGCAATTGGCCGATGAGGGACTCACCGTCGCGGCCTGCGGGATGGGCTACATGAGCATGGCGGGACCGTGCAAAGAATTCGAGCGGCGGCTCCTCGAAAAACAATTGCATCATGGCGGCCATCCTGTGCTCAAGTGGATGGCCAGCAACGTCGCCGTGCGCGAAGACCCGGCGGGGAATTTGAAACCAGACAAAGCGAGCAGCCAGGGGAAGATCGACGGCATCATCGGCCTTCTGCTTGCGCTCGATCGCGCGATGCGACACATCACGACCACCTCGGTGTATGAGTCACGGGGGCTACTCACCCTGGGAGGTTCCTCCAATGGCGATACGCCGGACACGGAAGGCCGGACAGATGTATGACCCGAATGAGTTGCTGCGGAAGACGAAACTGCGGAGAGAAGAGGCGGCCTTTCTCTTGGAGGTCAGTCAGCGGACCGTCGATCGGTACATGACTGCGGGGAAGCTCGAATTCAAGTCGACGCCGGGCGGCCAGCGGAGGCCGTTGACGGAGAGTGTGAAGAAGTATCTGTAAAGGAGCGCACGATGCACGATGTCAAGCTCCGCATAGATCATCGCGTCACCAGTGCGGCAACCCCGTCGTTCAGGACGGGGAGGAAGCGCGTTGTTCTTCGACGTACTTCTTGATGGTCTCCAACGTGACACCACCCGTTGATGCCGCAAAATAGCTGGGGGTCCATAACGCTCCTTTCCAATACCGCTTTGAGATCGCGGGGAATTCCACGCGCAAGAGCCTGCTGCTTGATCCCTTGAGCGCGTTGACCAGAACAGAGACGGAGAGGGTCGGCGGATAATTGACGAGTAGATGCAAGTGGTCGTCTTCCCCGTCGCAGGCGTCGAGCAAGGCTCCTTGCATGGCGCACACTTTCGTACAGTGGATCTTCTAAGTACAGAGTCAAGGACGCCTCTCGTATTGCCGGACTCACGGCCCGTGCGCGAACGGTTAACGAAGCCTGGAACAGTCTCGTTCTCTCGGAATGGGTCCGTCGAGGACACTATGCGGAGATCGGCCCCAACCTGCCAGGCGGGCATCGGTTTAATTGTGCGAGGCGCTTCGTAGGACGCAGCCAGGAAATAGGCTTGCACTCGGATACTCTGGCGGAAGTGTGTCGCGTGTTCACCTCCTCGCGGGATACCCACAAGCGATGCCCGAAGCATCGTGGAAGAAAATCCCTCGGCTGGATTCCCTTTCTCGGTCGAGCGGTGAAAATCAAAGGTGATAGACGCGGTATATCGGGGTGAACTACCGCGTCTGGCTGTCCCGCCCGTTCCCTCTGAAGATCAAAACGGGCGCATTTGCGCAGGATGCCAGGGGCCGCTGGTACCTCTGCCTTACGGCAGAGGTTGCCTCTGTGAACGGGACTGGGGTAGGGGCGGTCGGCATTGATTTGGGACTTAAAGACTTTGCGGGTTTGTCCAATGGCACCACACTGGAGAACCCGCGCTGGTTCAGATCCTTGGAGGATCGGTTGGCCGTGGCCCAACGAGCGAGACAACCTCAACGTGTGAAATCGATCCACGCCAAGATCTCCAACAGACGAAAGCACGTGCTGCACGAATACTCGACGCGGTTGGTTCGACAGTTCAAGAAAATTGTCGTTGACAATGTGAGCGCGTCCAGTCTGGGGAAAACATCGATGGCAAAGTCCGTCTACGATGCCGGATGGTCTGCGTTTCGAGCGATGCTGCGGTACAAGTGCCAGCAGGCACAGGCAGTCTTCGAGGAAGCCGACGAGCGATTCAGTACCCAGACCTGTTCTTCGTGTCAGACACGACGCGGTCCGAAAGGACTGAAGGGGCTGCGAATTAGGCAGTGGAAATGTGGGTTGTGTTTGGTGTTGCATAATCGTGATACCAACGCGGCGTGTAATCTCCTTGCTGGGGCGGAACGTCGCCCTCTTGCTGAAGAAATCCTCGCCCTTTAGGGCGGGGAAGACGTTAATCCTGCATGGGCTACTGGCTGTCCTGATGATAACGACCCCTCGTAACTTTTCTGCGACAAACCCTACCTTCCCGCGACAAACAGAGACAAAGTGAGACAAAGTGAGACAAAGTGACGTAGCTGGTCCCTCGCGTTCCTGATACATCCATGCCTGCACGGGCTCTTTCTGGAGGTTCAGCGCGATGGGATCTCGATGAACTGGAAATTCTGGCAGCGCCACGCGGCTCCGGCGATTGTTGACGCGTCACCGGAGAATCCGAGCACCCTTCTCTCGAATCCCGCCTCGTGGCTCGCCGATCTATTCGGCGGATCAACCGACGCGGGCGTCACCGTCACGGAATCCAGCAGCATGAAGACCAGCGCGGTCTATGCCTGCGTCAATCTTATTGCCAAAACCATCGGCTCCCTGCCGTTGAAGGTCTACCGTCGGAAAGCCGACGGCGAATCCGTCGAAGTCCCCGACACGCTCCCGTACTACCTCCTGCACGACGAACCGAATCCGGCCATGACCTCCTGCGTCTGGCGGGAATTTCTCGCGGCGAACGTGCTGCTCGGGGGCAACTCCTATGCGGCCATCGGGCGCAACCAAGCCAATCAAGTCATCGATCTGTTTCCTGTTCATCACAATCTCGTGACCCCGAAGCTGATCGGCGGTCGCAACAAATATGTTGTCGACGTGGGCGGCAGCAAGACGGAAACCATCGATCAATCCGACATGATCCATGTGCCGGGGTCTATGTTCGACGGCGTGAAGGGCTTGTCGATCATCACCTGCGCTGCTCGGCAAGCCGTGGGACTTGCCCTCGCGACCGAGCAGCACGGCTCGAAATTGTTTTCGAACGGCGCCCGTCTGGGTGTGGTCATGAAGCACCCGAAGACCCTGAGCCGTGACGCACAGATTCGGCTGAAGCAGCAGTTCGATCAACAGCAGGGCGGCTTGTCGAACGCCTTCAAATCGATGATCTTGGAAGAAGGCCTCGACGTGACGAATATCAGCATGACCAGCGAAGATGCTCAGTTCCTCGAAACACGCCGCTTCCAAGTCGAAGACATCGCCCGGTTTTTCGGCGTCCCGCCACACATGATCGGCCATACCGATAAGCAGACGAGCTGGGGGACCGGCGTCGAGCAGAACACCCTCGGATATTTGATTTTCACCGTGATTCCCTGGCTCACGCGCTTCGAGCAGGAATTGAATCGCAAACTCTTTCCGCGTTCGCCGTTCTATGCGCAGTTCAAAGTGCAGGGCCTCATGCGCGGGGACTCGAAGGCGCGGTCGGATTACTATTCCAGCGGGCATCAGAACGGCTGGCTCACCACGAACGAAATCCGGAAGGCCGAAGATCTGCCGCCGGTGCCGGGTGGCGACACCCTCTTTGTGCAAACCAATCTGGCCCCGATGCAGCAACTTCTCAGCGGGGGTGTCCCGGCACCGGGCAGGCCGCGCAATGAACTCGCGGCGATCGAGGACGACTGGTCTGCGATTGCGCCGAAACTCACCTGGAGCGACCGATGCTAAAGTCTATCCGACGGCAGGCCATTGCGGCGCACGCGCGGTCATGGTTTTCTATTCAGTCGAAAGCCGAGTCTGACCACGCCGAAATCATGATCTATGACTACATCGGTTGGGGCGGCGTCACGGCGGCCGATTTTGTCGCTGCACTGAAAGCGATCACCGCCAAGACCATCACCGTGCGGATCAATACGCCGGGCGGCGACGTGTTCGACGGCCTCGCCATTTTCAACAGTCTCAAAGATCACGGGGCACAGATCCACGTCAAGGTGGACGGCATTGCCGCCAGTATCGGCAGCATCATTGCGATGGCTGGGCACACCATCACCATGGGCGAGTCGGCCTTCATGATGATTCATAACCCCTGGGCCGTGTCCATTGGGAATGCGGCGGATCTGCGCCAGATGGCCGCCCTTCTCGACAAGATCGGGGGCAGTCTCGCTGGGATATATGCCGTGCGCGCCAAGACATCGACAGAACAGGCGCAAGCCTGGATGGATACCGAGACCTGGTTTACGGCGGAGGAGGCGCAGGCGGCTGGATTGGCCGATGCCGTGCAGCGGATCGAGGCGAGCGCAGGGGCGCAGGCCCGGTTCGATCTGTCGGGCTACGCCAAAGTGCCGGCCGCTCTCACGGCCCCTCTCGCCCCATCATCCACCACCCCAGATGCAGATAGTGTGCGACAGGCGGCACTCATGCGCAACCGGCTGGCGCTCGTCGCGCGCGGCGAGCGGTCACAATAACCAAGGAGGAGTCCCATGTCATTACAGAAGATTAAGGCTTTGCGGGAAGAGCGCTTCAAACTCGTGACGGATGCGCAGGCCATTCTGAAGAAAGAGACGATGACCCCGGCGGATGAGCAGAAGTTCGACGCGCTCATGCTGGAGGTCGATGCGAAGAAGGCGGAGATCGACCGGCGCGAACGGGCACTGGCCGCCGAGCACGAGCTGGGGTCTCGCGTGGAGCAGCGCGCGGGCCGTGACGGCCTCTCGATTGCCGACGCGAAAGATCAGGCGGAGAAGGAAAGTGGCATCTTTAAGAAGTGGCTCTTGGGCGGCATGCAGGATCTGTCGGACACGGAGCGCGCCTTCATGCAGTGCCGGTCCGCGCCCGTCATTCAGGCCGCGCAGGGCGTCGGCACGACCACGGCGGGTGGATTTTTGGTCCCGCAGTCGTTCAGCGATCGCCTGGAGGTGGCGCTCAAGTTTTATAGCGGCATGATGGAGAATGCCGAGATCATCGAAACTGATAGCGGCGCACCGATCCCGTGGCCGACCGTGAACGACACGACGCAGGTGGGGGCGCTACTCGCGGAGAATACGACGCTCGGCGCGCAGGACGTGACGTTCAGCAGCGTCACACTCAATGCGTTCATGTACACCTCGAAACTGATCGCCGTCTCCTTGCAGCTCATGCAGGACAGCTTTTTGAACGTCGACAATCTCGTCGCGGATCTGGCCGGCCAGCGGCTGGGACGTATCTGGAACACCGACTTTACGGTCGGGGCCGGCACCACGCTGCCGAAGGGCATTGTTGTGGCCGCGGCCTCCGGTAAAGTTGGGATCGCCGGGCAAACCACCAGCGTGATCTACGACGATCTCATCGATCTCATTCACAGCGTCGATTCCGCCTACCGTCGCGGCTCGAAGTGGATGGCCAACGATGCCTCCATCAAGGTCGTGCGCAAATTGAAGGATTCGCAAAACCGTCCGCTCTGGGAGCCGTCGGTGCAGGCCGGACAGCCAGACACCCTGCTGGGCTATCCGGTCGTCACGAACAACGATGTGGCGGTCATGGCCGCCAACGCGAAGAGCATCGTGTTCGGGGCGCTCAATAAGTACAAGGTCCGCCGGGTGCGCGGCGTCACCCTGATGCGGTTAACCGAGCGGTATGCGGACAACTTACAGGTCGGGTTCTTCGCCTTCGCCCGCGTGGACGGCAACCTGATCGACGCCGGGACGAACCCGGTCAAGTATTACGCCAACAGCGCGACATAGCTCCGTGCTGTTCGCGTGGTGATCGTGGCCGCCGGGAGGTCTCGGCCTTCCGGCGCTGTAAACGGAACGGGTCTCACTGAAGGAGGGTGTCATGGAGGACGAAAAAGACAAGATGACGCAGTTCAAGAACGGCGTCAGTTGGGCTGGCGAGAATTTCTCGTATGCGCCGGGCGACGTGATTTCGCTCAAGGAATCCATCGCGCGGGCGCGTGAAGAGGCGGGTCTCGGCACCTGCATCAAGTAATCAGCGAGAGGATGGACTCGACCCATGGCCCTCACCACCGTCCCAGCCTGCAAAGCGTTTCGCGGCATTCCCGGCGATAATCGGGAGCATGACGCTGAACTCGCGCGGCTGATCGATGCGGTGCAGGCGTTTCTGGAGCTGGAATGTGAACGCACCTTTGAGCAGGCGACCGTGACGGAATACTTCCACGGGGACGACTGGCGTGATCTACTGATCGTGGCCCGTCCGCCGCTCATCAGCATCACGAATCTCTGGGACGATCCGCTGCGCGTGTACGCCACGCCGCTGGCGGCCTCCGGTTATGTGATGGACGACGCCGAGGCGGGGATCATTCGCCTCGACGGCATCACGTTCAGCAAAGGCATCCGGAACATCAAGCTCACTTATGTCGGCGGCTTTGCCACGATCCCGACGGATCTGGAGCAGGCCGCCATCGAACTGGTGTGGGCTGCGCGAGAGAAGGGCGTAAACAATCTCGTGGGCGTGCGGTCGCGGTCTGTGGCCGACGGGAATGTGCAATACGTGAATCTGGGTTGGGGGAGCCTCGTGGACGACATTGTGAGCCAGTACCGCCTGCATACGGGGGTGGCCTGATGGCGGTGCGCCTGAAGCTGCATGGGGTGGGCCTCCTGAACTATGCCAAGGAAGGCAAGGCGGCCGTCCAGCGCATTCGCAAAGCGATGCGCCGGGTGCTGAACGTCGGACGGAAAGAAGCCCGGCAGAAAATCGCGAGTGAATTCTCGGTGCGCACCGGATTTCTGCGTCGGCAATCTCGGAGGATGCAAGTGAAAGTGAGTGTGAGGGCTGATGAGATCAAGGGGCAGGTGACGCCGTTGCCGCGGCTGCTGAATATCTTTGAGGGCGGGGCGACATTGAAGTCTGGCCGCGGGATGTTGCAGGCGCGGCCGGTCGTGGGGCCGGGCCAGCGGGCGATGGACGCGGTGGCACGCGAGGAGTTCGACCAGGTGCTGCGCGAGGTGGGGCGATGAGCGGCGCGATCAGTACGCGCACGGTTGTGCGGGATGCGGTGGTGCAGGCGCTGCGCGGGCGACTCACGGATCCGCAGGTGCGCATGCGGACGTACGATATCAGTCAGAATTATCTGACGGCGCAGGAGTGCAAGCGGTTTCCGACCTATTGCGTGGTGGTCTCGGATGAATCGCCCGGCGCGCTCACGTTGACCGCGCGCGAGTTTCAAATGGTGGTGCTGCTCGTCCTCTACGTGCGGGACGAGGACGATACGCGGGCGGTGCTCGATGCCGTCATTGAGGATGTGTACGAGACGATGCTGACGGTTCAGCGAGGATTAGGCGCGGCTGGATGGAAGCTGGTGCTGGAGAGTCTGAGTAGCGATGAAGGCACGACGATCGCGAACCCGCATGCGCAGTGCGTGCAACGCTGGATCTGTCACCACAGTCGGGCAGCAGTCTGACGATAACGCAAGGAGGGCATGATGACCAGTGCGGCAATTTCAGCCTACGGAACACTACTGAAGCGGGAGACCTCGTCCGGCAGCGGGACGTTCGTGACGGTCGCGGAAGTGAAGAGCATGACCGGGCCGGGGATGTCGGTCGATGTGTTGGATGTCACTACGCACAGCTCTGCGGCCGCGGGGGCGTGGCGGGAGAAGCGGCCGAGTCTGATCGATCCTGGAGAAGTGTCCTTTCCGATCAATCTCGTGCCGGCGTCCGCCGGACATAAGGCGTTGCTGTTAGATTTCGTCACGCGGGCGCTCGTGAATTACAAAATCGTGTTTTCCGATCCTGGGTTGACGGAGTGGACGTTTAATAATTGTTTCATCAGCCAGTTCAGCGCGAAGGCGGAAATTGAAGGCGTGCTAGAAGCGGATCTCACCTTGACCCTGAGCGGCGCGCCGACGTTCCCGGCGTAACGGTGGCCGTCCACGGTTCTCTGATCTCATTGCGAATGGAGGAGTAAATCATGGCACGAAAGACGATTCCGGTGATCAGTCCGAAGGGTCCGTATCCCGGCGTGGTGGCCGCCAACGCGCTGGATTTTGTGTTTACCACGGCCGACAGCGTGAATTTTGATGAGTTCGCGCTCACCGGGCGAGAGTTGCTCATTGTGCGCAATTCGACCGCGGGCGCCTTGACCGTCACGCTGTCCAGTGCCGCGGACCCGCAAGGGCGCTCGCAGGATGTGACGGCCTATTCACTGAGTGCCGGGGAGTTCGCCTGTTTCTGGGTGGGGAACATCGTGGGCTGGGATCAGGCGGGGAAGTTCTTTCTGCAATCCTCGGCCTCGACGATGGACTATGCCGTGATTCGGATTCCCGGCTAAGTGCGAGGACGCCATTCACTTTCGGTCCGGCGGTGAGCGGGCTCATCGCCTGATGCGACTTACAGCGAGGATGCGATGACACAGACAGGATTGACGCGGGCGCAGATTCTCGGGACGAGCGATCTGCGAATAGAAGCCGTGTTCGTGCCGGAATGGGGCGGGCTGGTCTACGTGCGTAGCTTGAGCGGCAAGGGGCGGGACGCGTTCGAGGGCTCGCGTATTCGGATTAAAGAAAACAACAAGGTGGAAATGGTCCACGACAACACGCGGGCCCGGCTCCTCGCGCTCACCGTGTGCGATGCGCAGGGCACGCGGCTGTTTACCGAAGAGGACATTGCGGCGTTGGGCGAGAAGGATGCGGCGGCGTTGGATCGCGTGTTTCAGGTGGCGCAGCGGCTCTCGGCGTTGCGCCCGGAAGATTTGGACGACAAGCTAAAAAACTCCGCAGCCGCCCAGCCCGGCAATTCGTCTTCACCCTCGCCCTCGCCCTAGGGCGCACCGTCAGCGAATTGCTCGACGCGATTTCGTCAGAGGAATTGCTGGAGTGGGCGGCGTTTTATCAGATCAACCCGTTCGGGCCTGCGCGCGGCGATGTGCAGGCGGGGATTGTGGCGAGCACCATGGCGAACATCCATGCGCGGAAGGGGCACTCCTTTAAGCCGGCGGACTTTCTGCCGACGTTCGGCACGGTCCCGGCGCGCACGCCCGCCATGCCGCCGGCGGAGATTCACGCCGCGCTCTCACGGATGTTCCGGAGGCCGTCGTGAGTGCCCTCACTCTACAACTGATTGCCGATGCCAACAGTCTCATCAAGGGCCTGCAAGCCGCACAGGCGCAGGTCGATCAATTTACACGCGCGGCCGGCGAGGCGGGACAGACACTCGGCGGCGGGATCAATCGGGCCTTGAGCGCCTTTCGCGGTCTGGCTGGCGGCGGAGCCGCGGCAGCCGGGGTGCTGGCCGGTGCGTTTGTGGCGGCGGCGGCGGCGGGGACCGCGCTCGCGCTCTCCACGGCGCGGCAAGCGGAAGAGCTTGAACAGCTCAGCGACCTCACGGGGATCAATACCGACACCCTCCAAGAATATGATGTGTTGTTAAGCCGGGTCGGCGGCTCGGTCGACGATGTGGCCGTGATGATGAAAACGTTGTCACGCAATGTCGAAGAGGCCAAGACCGGCACCGGCCACGCGGCGGACCGCTTTCGGCAGCTCGGCATCGACATCACAAAAATCTCCGGCACCGACGACCTCATTCGGAAAATTGCCGACGCGATGGCGCAGATGGCGAACGGGACCGACAAAGCGGCGATCGGCAGCGAGCTGATCGGGAAATCATGGACCAAGCTGGCGCCCGTGTTTGAGGGCGGCTCGCAGGCTATCGACGCGGCTGCGCGGGCCTCTCGGCAGCTCGGCGACACCCTGTCCGCCTTTCAGCTCGGCGTGCTGAGCACGATGGATACGGCGGTCGACGATCTGGGCATCGCCTGGAAGCGGTTCGGCCAACAGGTTGGGGCGTTCGTCGCGCCGGCGGTTGAGGCCGTGTCGAACGCGCTGACGGCTCTGCTGGCGATCGGTTCACACGTGTTTCGCGCGCTGAATGTGGCGGCGGACACGCTGGCCATTCGTCTGCTGCATGTTGGCCTCGCGGCGGAGGAAGTCGTGTCGGTGCTCTTCTCCTCTTCGGTCTTGTCCGGAGATGCCTGGAAACAGACGGCGGAGAATTTGCGGCTCATCGATGCCGAGGCGGCCAAGCTCATCGCAAAGCGCCGGGCCATCGACGCGATCGGCGCGCCACCGGAGTTGCGGGCCCCGCCGCCGGCCGTGATCGATACGGCCAAGCTCTCGCAGCAGCAACAAGCGCTGATCGATGCGCAGATCAAAGCCAGCGACGCCGGATTTAAGCAAGAGGCGGCGTTACAACAGGCGCGGCTGGCGAATTGGCTGGCGACTCTAGAGGCCGCGCAGGCCGCCGGAATTCGGACCGACGACGAGGTGGCGACGGCGCGGCAGTCCGCGCTCGCCGAGATGGACGGGTTCACCGTCGAAAGTTTACGGCGGCAGCTCTCGAACTATGAGGCGTTTGTGGCCGCGAAGGCGAAGCTCTTCACGGCCGACGACAAGGGCGCGGCGGATCGCGCGAAATTTACCGTCGAGGCGGCGCAGCGGCAACTCGATCTCGCGAATCAGTTGGCCGTCGCCACCGTGGCGGCGGATACCACGCGCATTCAGTCGGGCGCCGCGGTCCTGGCCGCCGCGAAGGCGACCCGGTTACAGCCGCTGGACGATGAGGTTGCGAAATACGCGGCGCTCGAGGCGGCGCAGGCGCAGCTGTTTGCGACGGAAGGCGCGCTGTTCGGCGCATCCGATGCCGCGCGGCGCGTGCGGTTTGCCCTGATCGATGCGGAGGCCGACCGGCAGCGCGTGGTGATCGAGCAGACGATTGCGGGCGAGTCCCGCAAGGCGCAGGCGATCTTGAATCTTGAGGAGCAGGTCGATGCCAGGCGGCGGCAGGCGATTGCCTCGTTTCCCTCGTTCTTTGAGCAGCAGATGTCCGCGCTCGTGGCGAGCAACGCGTTTTCGGTTGGACAGATCGTGAGCACCTGGACCAGCGGCCTGGCGAATGCCGTCGTCACGGGCGGGAATTTCGTGAAGGCCGCCTGGCAATCCACGCAGGTGGCGATCCTGCAAGGCGTGCTCAATACCGGCGTGCAGCTCGCGGCGCAATGGGCGTTGCAGGCCTCGGTGGAGATGGGGATTCTCACGGCGAAAGAGGCGGCGAAGTTTGGGCTGAAGGCGACCTCGGAGGCCGCGCAGACGGCGGCGGCCATCGCGGGGGCTGAAGCGCGCGTGGCCGTCACGCAGGCCGAAGCCATTCAGGAGCAGGGCATTATGCTGGGGGCGCAAGCCACGATTCTCGGCATGTTCGCCACGGTCGGCAGCGCTCTGAAATTGATGTTCCTTGAAGTGCTGGTCCCGGCGGTCGTGGCGGTCGGCGCATTTGTCATGGGCGTGTTGAGTGCGATCGCGAGCGCCCTCACGGCCACGGTGTTTGGCATTCCGTTCGCCGGCGCGATTCTGCTGGGGGTCGTGGCGATTGCGGCGGCCTTGGCGGCCACGGGGAACCTCGGGTTCAAGGATGGCGGCATCGGCGATTTCGGTTCCGGCACCCCAGCCACCTTGCATGGGCCGGAAGCGATCATTCCGCTCAACAGCCGCGGCGCGGCGTTTATGCAGTCGGCGTTCGGGCGCGGCGGGCGAGAGCAGCAGACGATTCATACGCACGTGCATTTGAACGGGCGTGAGATGGCGCTGGCCATCAGCGATGCGCAGCCGGGGGCGCTGCGGACCATGGGGGCGTTCTAATGCAATTCGGCGCCGGTGCATGCGGGAGTGTCAGCCTCGGGTCGGTGATGCAGGATCCCGGTGCGATCGTCGATCCGACGAGCCTGCGGCCGATTCTCACTGAGCTGAACGGCGTGGATGCGCGGCAGCTCATCCGCGTCGGCAGTCTGCGGATCCAGGACACGCTCGGCCAGCCGGTCACGGCATCGTTTGCGATCGTCAATCCGACGGCGCCGCCGGTCGTCGGTGACAAGGTGCGGATTTTCTATCACTCACAGCTGATCTTTGCCGGCACAATGGATCGCGTACAGAAAGTCTCGCCGGATCTCCAGACCTTTGAATATCAGGTGGACTGTCTCGACTGGACCCAAACGCTGATGCGCCGCAAAGTGCAGCGGAATTTCACGTACGCGCCGATTCAAAACGTGCTCGATTCGCTGCTGGACAACGAACTCATCGATGAGGCGCTCACGATCGGGACGATCGAAAGCCGGGCCACGCTGCCGCTGGTGGATTCGCGCAGCGGGAAAGCGCTGGATGTCTGCCGCGACATGGCGGCGGCCACCGGGCAGACCTTCTATTTGTCGTTCGAGCGTTCGATCGAAATGCGCAGCACGCTGGTGCCCGTGGCCCCGTTGGTGCTCAACGAAACGACGGTGTTGTTAGACGGCACGCAGGTCACGACCGACCGGGAGACCTATCGCAACGTGCAGCGGGTGCTGGTGACGGGCACGCCGCGAGTCAAGAATCAGGACCCGTTGGAGACGGTGCAGGAACGGCGCAATGCCGATCAGATTGCGGCCCGGCAGGCGATTGAAGGCGGGAGCGGAATCTATGAAGAGGTCGAGGACATCACGCACCCCACGAGTAACGATGGGGTGGAGATCGCCCTGCTCGGCATCAGCTATGCCCGGCTGCGATTGGCGACCAACGGCACGCCGCGCACCACGGCGCGCTGTCGGGCGCGCGGCTACGGCTTTCGCGCCGGGCAGATGGCCACGGTCGAGCTGCCGACGTTCGGCCTCTCGGGGACGTTTGCGGTGCAGCGCGTGACGATCCGAGAGGAACTCGGCACGCTGCTCTTTCACGACCTCGAGTTGACGAATTCCAGTCTGCAGCAGCGGGCGTATGAATCCTGGTTGAAAATCGTGGGCGGCGGCACAGTCACCGTGCAGGTTCCTGGTTCGATTATGAATAATCTCGAGGCGTTTAATACGCCAGGTGCGACGACGTGGACGGTACCGGCAGGGGTCGAGACGGTGGAGTTGACGTGCATCGGAGGCAGTGGCGCCGGCGGCGGTGGCCACCTCACGTACATCCCGATCGATATAGGGCCGCCTCCACACTGCGAGCTCGATGCCTACAAGTCCGGCGGCACTGGCGGGGCGAGCGGGCGCGCGGTGACGATCCTGGATGTGGTGTCCGGGCAGGTGCTGGACGTGGTCGTGGGTGCTGCTGGGATAGGGGGAGTGAACGGTGTGAACGGCACCTTCTGCGCGGCGTCGGTGACCGGCGTCGCCGGCGCCGACGGGGGCCATTCGCAGGTGCTCCTGAGTAGTGTGGTGCGGTGTCAAGGCAGTCGTGGTGCCGGGGGCGCCCGTGGCCTCGACGGCGGGAGCAACGGCGCGGTCGGTAGTGGCATCGGCGATGCGGTCTCGGTCGGCGGGGGCGTGGTGGGTGGCCAGGCTGGCGTCGATCCCGGCGTGGAGCCGACGGGTGGACAGGATGGGCGCGTAGAAATCCGCTGGTAGCGACGAGGAGAGCGTATGGGCACCCCAATTACGAATTTCGGGAAAGTCACCGTCAGTACGGGCTACGACGCGGTCGCGACCGCGATCGCGCTCAGCACGGGACACGGCTCGCGGCTGCCGAGCACGTTTTCTTTTCCGCTCACCTGGTGGGACGCCTCGACCTATAGCGATGCGGCGGACGATCCGAACCGCGAAATCGTCAAGGTGACGGCCCGCACGGGTGACACCCTCACGGTGGTCCGGGCGCATGAGAGCACGACGGCCAGTGTCAAAAACGTCGCCGGCAAGACCTACAAAATGGTGCTCGGCATTACGAAGGCCATGTGGGACGGGCTCTCGACGAAATCGCTCTCGCAGAGTTTTCGCGGCCTGTCGGTGCAGACGCACCCCGACGCCGATAAAGCGGCGTCGCAGGTGCTCTTCAGCGCCTCGGCGATTGTGCTGGACGATGGCGAGGAGGTCCGCGACTGGACGAACATCGCCGTCGATCTCGCGGCCTCGGGCGTCAACGGGCTGGATACCGGCGCGGAAGCCGCCTCGACCTGGTACGAGCTCTGGGCGATCTACGACGGCACGAATAAAAAAGGCGTGCTGCATCGGGCGAAGGATTATTTTCTCGACGAAAGTTGGGATCAATCGGGCGGCACCACGGAAGACGGCCAGCATCTCCTCCGGGACGCGACGGCGCGGACGAAGCTCGCGCAAGGGTTCAAGGTCGATACGGCGGGGCTGTGTGAATTTGTCGATGTCAAGCTCGTGAAGGCCGGCGCGCCGACGGGGGTCTATTGGTTCACGCTCGAAAGTAACAGCGGAGGCGTCCCGAGCGGGACAGTCTTGGCCACGTCCGACAAATATGACGTGAGCCGCCTGACAACCACGGCCACCTGGGTCAGGCTGCCCTTTCGCACCCCCGCCTCACTGTCTGCGGCCACGCAATACCATCTCGTGTTACAGGGCAATTTTACAGTCAGCGGGACGAATCATATGGCCTGGCGGGCTGATACCACGGCGGCGACCTATGCCAACGGCTCTAAAGCCGCCTATGACGGCACAACCTGGACCGCCGACACCGACGACGATTTTCTCTTCCAGCTCTACATCACCCGCAACGAGGTGGCGCTCACGTTGCCGAGCGGCTACACGCAATCGGCGAAGATCGGCTATGTCCATAACAACGGGAGTAGCAATCTGAAGCCGTGCGCCGCACGGGACCGCTGCGTGTCCGTGGCGGGGCCTGAGTGGAAGATCGGCTCACAATCCTCGGCGGTCTCCGTGTTGACCTCGCTCGCTGGACTGATGCCCCCGGTGCCCTGTTCCGTCGCGGTGGCGAACGCCAACAATACAGGCGCGGGCAATCGGGGGGCCGCCGGACATATCACGGAAATACTCGGCGATCCCAGTACCGTGGATCATGTGCGTGGGACGGGATTCTATCCTGCGACGGCGTTCGTCGTCTCGCCCACGTCTCCTGCGCACTGGCTACTGTTGGAGTATCAAGGGATGACGATCTGGGCCGATGGCGCCACGAATCATTTCTGGGTGCGGGGGTTTGAATGGTGACGGGCGCAACAAAGGAGAATCGCAAATGACACGTCTGCGGATTGGCTTGAGCCTGGCAGTGTTGGTGCTGGTGTGGGGGTGTCTGGCCGGCGTGGGGACCGCCGGCGAACTGTACGATTCGATGAGCCCGTCATCGCCCAAGATCCGGCAGAGCGACGATACCATCGTCTCCGATTGGGATGAGGTCGCCGGGGCGCGGAAGGTGACGAGCATGGGCGGCGCGGTCCGCAGTACCACGATGGCCTCGGCGGTCACGACGGATACTACGACGGCCCCGGTGACGGTCCCGACCGTCACCAAGACGTTCTACGGCTCGGTCGATGGCACGGGCGCGGTCGCGCAGACGCAGATCATCTACGGCGGGTTGACGAGCGGCGTGACGGCCACGACGGGCGAGCCGATTTGCACGTTTACCTTGTCGGGCACCACGCACGCGCACGGGGCCTGCGTCAGTACCGCGCCTTGGCTGTTCTACATTGTCGTCACGGCCGGCACGGCCGGCACGGGCGCAAGTGGCCAGGTGATTGCCCAGTACTAAGGCTGTGCCACGTTCAGCAACGGCTATGTGCACCCACAATGTACAGGAGGATAGTCTGATGATGCCGATCTTGATACTAGCGTTTCTTCTGGCCTGCGCGCCGTTCTCGTTCGCCGGATCGATCACGCATCCTGGGGCGAATCCCGTGCTGAATGTTCCTCCGGCGTGGGGTGTCTCCGTTGAAGCAGAAGGGGCCATTGGAGACGGGGTGCGCGACGATACCGCGAACATCCGTCAAGCGATCACGAAGGCCGGGGTTGGCGGGACTGTGTTGCTGTCCCCGAATAAAACCTATTTAGTGAGTGATGAGTTATTGCTGTCGATCGGGCAACGGATGGAAGGGTCTGGGGCGACGCTCAAACGTGCTCCGCAGGTCACGACCACGACCACGGCGTCGATTGCGACAGGAGGTGCGACGACCGTGACCGTCGCCAACGCTTCAGTGTTCGCGGTGGGAGATCAAATCTCCTTTTCCGTGGAAGATCACGCGGCGGCTCCGACTACGAATCACTATTCCGCCAAGCGCGCGATTGCTGCTATTGACACAGGGACCAATACCATAACCCTAGCCAGTTCGTTGGCCATTGGGGCTGCCTCCACGGGCGATCTGGAAGCGGTGTTGAACGGCTCCGCGTCAGAGGGGAGTTACACGTTTGCCTCTGGGGCAGTCGTGGCGAAGGTGTACGCGCTGCTGCATGTACAGACGCGTGGCGCGCTCCACAACGTGATTATCGATGGGGGGTGGAAAGACGGCGCGGGGGTGATCCAACAGCCTGTTGCGCACTGGGATTTGTTCGAGGAGCTGGTCCTCTCTACCGCCACAGAGAACAACACCCAAATGACCGTCGAAAACGTGACAGTCAAGAATTTCTCGTCAGAAGCCATTGTGGAACTCTCGTCAGATCCATACGTGACGGCGGTGTACGCCTCTCCCACTTCAACCTCAATCCGCTACCTGCATGTCACGATTAAAGACGGCGCAGGGAATGGGATTCATACGTCTGGGGAACACAACGACATCGTCGATGGGATGTTTTGTTTCAACATCAACCAGTATCTCGGGGTGGGGCATATCGGCGGATGTAACACGCTGTCGTTCACGGGTCAGCATCTCGTGGTGCGGGATTCCTACATGGATACAGCCTATGCCGGGCTGTTCAACGCGGAGCTGAACAATAACTCCAACATCGTGTTCACGGGCAACGTCGTCAAGAATATGTTCAGGGCGGGGTTTGAGGCGAATGGTCGATCCACGAACGCGCAATACGGACCGAGTTCCTTAATCGTCTCGAAAAACATCTTCATCAACTGTCGCTTGGTATTCCGGTCCAATGCGGCCACGGGCACCGGCCTCTTGAGCGATGTCATCGTCGAGGGGAACACGCTCTCCGGTACACAGTTGCAGATCGACTACGCCAAGCAGATCACGGTGCGGAACAACATCATTCGGAATGATTTTGTCGTTCCCTCAAGCGTGGCGTTGGCGCGAACGTATACAGACACGACCGCCGTGGTGGCGAGTGGAGCCTCCTACTACGTCGGGCAACGAGTCTTTTTGGCGAAATCCGGCTCACCGATGGCCCGCTCTCGGGATCTGACGATCAGCAACGTGGCTGGAGCGACCATCACCTTCAGTCACGCGATCGGCGTGACAGCGGCGGACAACATCCCTGCCGGGGCCTATCTCTACGACGCCCGGCGCACGCCGATGATTGAAACGGCATCCGGTACCGTTACCACGGGGGATTTAACAGTCACCGTCCCGGACGCGTCGCTGTTTACGGTGAATCAATGGTTCGTGGTCAGTTCTACGTCCAGCGGCACGCCGGCAACGCCAGTACACATTCGCGCGATTAATTACGTCACGAACGTGTTGACGGTTGGAACGGCGATCAGTCAGACCTACACGGCGGTGAACCTCCAGTTCTGGGCGGTGGGATTCTCCCCGTACACCAATACCCCCATCACCGTGCTGGCCTCAGCCGTTGGCTTCACGGACAACACCGTCATGGGCGGGAACGGAGGAATCTATCTAGCCGGGGACTGTACGGGCATGAATATCAGCCGCAACACGTTTCTGGGCCAACGCAGCACAGGCATCTTTACATCGGCGGATACCGTGACCTCGTCCGAATTGGTGTCACACAATATCGTGAGTGGGCTGGCTGGGTTTTCCTCCTCGTGTTGCTGGATCGGCGTGCAAGTTCGCTCGGCAGCCCAGGCTATAGGGAACGTGATCACCACGATTGCTGCGGGGAATAAAGGCGTGTATGTAAACGCCGGCACTAAGCCGGTGATCGTTGGCAATGTCATTAAAGGCCCGTCCACCGTCCCCCTGGATATCACTGCAGGAGTCACCACGCCGTATCTGGCCGGGAATTATCTCCTGGGCGCAGCGGGTATCACGGATGCGAGCGTGTCTCCGGCCTACGGGATTGCGACGGTCACGGCGGCAGCGACCACAGTTGTCGTTACGCATAACTTGGGCTACGCCCCGAATGTGGCGAACATTTCAGTCACTCCGACACTATTGAGCCTATCCAAAAGCTGGTGGATTAGCGGGATCACAGCAACGCAATTCACGATCAACGTGGATGTGGTGCCAGGCGCGGGAACGGCAACGTTCTCGTGGAGTGTCTTACGATGAGGCCGATCATTCCGATCATTCCGCGCTGGTTCGCCTGGCTCTTGCTGGCGATGGCGCTGCTCAGCGTGGTCGGGATAGCTGGGGTGCTGTTTGCCGCGGAGGTGACGCTCACGTGGCAGGCCAATACCGAAAGCGATCTGGCTGGATACAGGGTCTACCAAGGGACCGTCTCCGGCCAGTACGGGCAGCCGGTGACGCTCGGGACCGTGACGACGCATACGGTGATGCTCCCGCCATCGCCACTCGATCGCACCTACTTTTGGGCGTTGACGGCGTACGACTTAGCCGGAAACGAAAGTGCGAAGTCGAATGAAGTGAGCCAGCTGATTATAGGCGTGCCGCTCGTGACGGCTCCCGGCGTCCCGGTGTTGACGGTCGCCGCGCAGGAAAATGAATTGCTCGTGGCGTGGGAGCCGGTACCTGATGGAGCGGGGGGCCTCGCGACGGTGGATGTTCGACTCGGCTCACCGACCGATCACTGGGGCCTACTGGTCTCGCAAGTCTGTCCGGCGTCGCCCTGTCGCCTGACGGGCCTGACGGGCGGCACGGCCTACCAGATTCAAGCGGTGGCGTTTCGACCGGGCGCGACCGCCAACGTGTTCGGCGCCCTCAGTGTCCCGATCTTCGTCACGACTCCACTCCCGGACGCGCCCCCGGCGACACCGGCCGGATTGCAGATCGTGTCGAGCACCGCGCGCGACGTGGTGATCGTCGCGAGCGCCCTCGATTGCCCACGGGTCACGACCTCGACCAAGGGGAGCACCGTCGGCCGTCGGATGCGCACGATTACCTGTGCCCCCTAACGCACTCACAACGGAGGAACCATGTCAATTCAGGACGATTTCGGCATTGCGACGAACGGGGATATCCGGTATACGGGCGGCGCCACCAACTATACGGTGATCGCCCTGCATCGCTGGCTCGGCGACCTCATGGACGATGCCGCGGCGGTCGGCAACGATGTCCTCGACATCACCGACGCGACGGCCAGCGAACGCTCGACCGATAATATTATCACGCTCAAACCCCCGTACAACATCGACGACACGGCGGCGCAGCATCTCTACGACGGGTCCATTATCCAGGACAACGGGAACGTGATCTACGACGGCCTGGTCGTGATTGCCGCTGCCGGCATGTATCTCAGCGTGATTCAGAACGGCGGTCTCGCGACGAACTTCTGGACGACTGGATTGAACGCCGACCCCGCGAACGGCATCAGCCACCGGTTCATGCTTAAGGTCAGGACCGCCGGCGCCGATCTCGATGGCCGGCGCTTGATCGGGACGACGCGCGAATTCGGCTTCACCTATAGCGAGTTCAAGATCAATGGCACCTCGCGCGGGAACAATGTGATGGCGCTGACCTATGCGAGCGACTTGAATAATCAGACGGTGGAGGCGACGGTCGCCGGGTGGACGACGATTATCAACACGGAAGGCTACCGGCTGATCGATGTGAACGGCGACACGGCGACCGAGCCGTACTTCAGCGAATGGGACCGTGACACCTTCACGATCAACCAGTTCTACGAGCGCATGAAGTGGCTCACCCGCCGGGGCTCCGGCAGCACGGTGTACGGGCAAAACGGTGCCCTGTTTCGTGGCATCACCCATCAGATCGCGGTCGATACGCCGACAGGGACCTTTAGCGCCAGCGAGAATATCTCGTGGTCCGGCGGCACCGGTCGCATGGTCGCGATCAATAGTCCGACCGCCGCCACCTTGCTGTGGATTCAGCTGCTGACCGGCGTCGCGCCCACCGACAATCAGACGCTCACCGGCGTCACCTCACTCGCCACCTGTCTGGTTAATGCGACCGTCACGGAGCGGTCGCTTTCTTTCCCTTGGTGCGGCCAATCCACCGGATCGGCCATCATTGCGGCCTACGGGTTCGGCCTCCAGGCGGCCGACTTGACGGCGAATGATCGTCTCTTCGATTTGACGAATACACAGCGCACGCCGCCGAACAACGTGTCGTTCTCCGTGGGCGGACTCGTCTCGACAGAAGATCGCGTGCTCGTCACGCGTCTGGCCTACGCCTTCGCCTACGACACGGAATCCGGCGGCCCGTTCACGGATGGCGAGACGCTCACCTTTCTGGGAGGTGAGACCGCGAAGTTGCTGGAGCTAGTGGACAACGTGACGACGGGCTATATGACGATCCGCCTGATCAGCGGGTCGGTGCCGGTCGATAACGACACCCTCACGGGGGGCACGTCGCTCGCCACGGCGACCGTGAACGGGTCGGTGAGTCCGACGGTCGATACGGAGCAGTACACCTTGAACGGGGCGCTGATTGGCGCGGCGGTCACCTCGGTCGTGGTGACGGAGGCGATCGACTCGGATACTCCGCAAAGCACGACGGTGCGCATTAAACGGGCGAGCGGGATCTACACGGTCCATCCCGTGACCAGCTGGTCAGGCTCCACGTTTACGATCACCAGCGCGAACTTCTCCGTCGACACCGCGCCGAACGGGACCGGCGTCTACTCCTCGTTTATCGATAAGGTGGCGGCGGCGGCGTCCGAGTCGTTCACCGTGGTGTACAACTCAAACCGCAACCTGTTTATTCGCGTGCGTGATGGGGGCGGCTCTCCGATTAAAACTTTCGAAACGACAGGCACGCTGACCGGCGCGGGCGGATCCACGACGGCTATTCGGACTTCGGACACCTAACGCGAAGGGAGCGCTAGGTCGATGCAACTTGCTCGGGGTGCGCTTGTGTTGGTGGACGTGCATACCACGACCCCCACCGTGTTCTGGAACGGCCAGAAGATCGATGATCTCGTGCGGCTGCGCCTCGATTGGGACCGCGATGAGCACCGCATTAAGCTCACCGTCTCGCGTCTCGCGCCGAACCTGCGCGCCGCGCTGACGGCGGCCGGGATCGTCGTGAAGGAGGGCAACTAAGATGGTGCTGAACGATTATGTGC